TCACGCGGGATGACCCCTTGAAAGACGCGGCCGTCAGAAGACAACAGGCCCCGCCACACCGTGAGGTGCGAGGGGGCCTGCCTTGTCAGCGCGCCCGGAGGGATTCGAACCCCCAACCTTCTGGTTGGGGGCCAAGCCCCTTACGGAGCCCGCTCCTGGGGCGCCCGTCGCGGACGTCATTTCGATCACACGCAAGGCCGCGAGCGCGTCAGCTTCGACTGGTCGGGAAGTCGCATGAACAGCGATGAGGTGGAGATGGTGAAACGTATCGCCGTCGATGTGATCGAAGAGATCACCCACGCGCCGACGTCATGGGTGGAAGCGCGCGCGGAATGGCTTGAGAATCGCTGGCTCAACCGGGCGTTCGGAGACGTCTCGTCGGATGACCCGTTTGCTGACCTAAGCCGTGAGGCTTGCCTCCACGTTGTGCGTGTTGTGCGTAGCGCTCGACGAATGCGCGAGCGCGAGTTGTCCGGGATGCGGGCCTGTGGTCGTCCACTGGCGGCCCGTGAGTAGCCATGCCTCCAGGTAATTCGGCGAGTCGGGTACTGGCAAACGGTGCCCGGCTATACGCTCTGCCCATGACGCGGACTCTCACGAGTGCGTGGCAGGGGGCCATAGATGGGTGGATTCCGTGGCTGAGGGCCCGCGGCCACGCCGAGACCTCGATTGCCACCCGTGTCCAACACGTAGGCGCGCTCGGGCGCGCTTGCGGCAACCCCGACCCGTGGACGATCACCGACCACGAACTCATGGACTTCGTCGGTCGACAAGCCTGGTCACGTGAGACCCGCCGCGGCCGACGCGTTTCCTACTCCCACTTCTACCAATACGGCGGCGAGCGCGGCTTCATTGATGGTTCTCCCGTCGACACGATCCCCAAGACGCGCGCGGGTATGCCTGCGCCGAACCCCATCCCGCCCGACGTATACCAGGCGGCACTACTCGGCCGCCCCGAGCGCACCCAACTGATGATGCGGTGCGGTTTCGAGGTAGGAATGCGGCGGGCCGAGATCACCGTGGTGGGCCGCAGCGACTTGGTACCCGGCCGTGACGGATGGTCCCTGTGGGTTCATGGCAAAGGAGCCAAAGATCGCCTGGTGCCGATCACAGATTCTCTCGCTCGAGCGTTGCGGGCGGCATGCCTCGCTGGAGGCGGATACGCATTCCCCGGCGATGATCACGGACATTTGTCAGAGGAGTACGTCGGTAAACTTCTCAGCCGGGCACTGCCCTTCGGATGGACAGGCCACGCGCTGCGCCATGGGTTCGGCACAGAACTGCTCCGACACGGTGTGGACCTACGCACCATCCAGGAGCTGCTCGGCCACGCGTCGGTCGCCACTACCGAGCGGTATACCAAGCCGCGTGATGATGCTCCGCGCGCCGCCATCGAAGCCCTTCGCCAGCGCCTCGTCGGGTAGAGCCCCACCGCTTGACGTGTCATAATTTATGACATACACTTTAGGTACGAGGTCAGGCACTAGGCCAGACCGAGACCCCCAGGGGGATTCAGATGGACAGCAAGTTCTCAGACCACGAGGTGAACGTGGCCCTCACCATCGGCGAGATGGCGGGAATGATCCACATCGATGGCGGCGTGCGGGCAGAGAAGAAGGCCCGCAACATGGCCCAAAGCCTCGCCGAGGACGTCGCCGCGATCGCGATGTTCTCCCTCCCGAAGATGGTCATCTTCCGCAACATGGCGGGCAAGATCGCCGCCGACCACGTCCGCAAGTACTCATAGGGAGAGGGCCCCGGGGAAACCCGGGGCCACCCCCACCCCCAGAAGGAGAGAGACGATGACCGAAACCACCGACGAACCCACCATGACCGGCGCCGAGTTCCGATGCCTCCGCGAATACCTCGGCCTCACCAACGCCTGGCTCGCCGACTACCTCGGCGTCCACGAGCGCTCCGTCAACCGATGGGGCGACGACATCAGCCCCATCCCCCCCGGCATCGCCGACGACATGCAGAAGCTCGACGCGGACGCAGCGATGAGCGTCGACGCCGGTGTCGCACACCTGCGAACTACCAACAGTCGAACGTGGACGACGTGGCGCACTGACGATGCGCTCCACGCCGCCCACCCCGACGACGGGCACACCGCCCAATGGCACCGCGCGATCGCCGCGCGGATCCGCGAGCGCGTGGCCGGCGTCGTGCTTGAGTTCGGTGACGAGTAGGCCACAGCCTGGGCGTCCGGCCTGAATCCCCGGGGCGTACACAAAGAGCGCCCTCTCTCCCGGCCGGGTGGCGGTGTGAGGGGGCGCTTCGCTGGTGGTTTCTACTTGTCGGCGTTCACGGCGGGTTGTCGTGATGGCGGGCTTGCGGGGCGACCCCAGTTGCGGCGGGTCGCGGCGATGATTTGGGGGCCAGAAGCCACCGTTCCCGCGGCGCCGGAGATGAGGGCTGCAACTTGCTCCCCATGCCACAACAGTGCTGCGGCGAGCGCGAACAATGCCCACGGCATGAACGACACCGCGAAGGTTGACATCACGAAGGCGCTTGCTTCCGCCCGTAGAGGGATCATGAGGGCTTTCTGCTTGGTGCGTTGCTCCCGCTCAGCCATAGACACAATTCGATTGGCGAGTCCGGGTACGGCGTTTTCATACTCGAGAAGGTCTTCAGGTGCAGGAAGTGGCCCGCTACGGTGCGTGAAGGCGACGGCCTTGATCTCGCCTGTGGTCAGGTGCTGGAGCTCCTCGAGGGGGTCTCCGCCTCGGCCATTTGATCCGACAGCAGCCGTCCCACTTCGTTCCAAACTTCGCCCACCGAGTCCATCTCCTGGATCTCCTGTGCGAGCTCTCGCATCCGCGTCGGATCCGGGCTGATTGCCATCTCCCACCCGCGCTCGATTCCCCTGAGAATTGGGCTCTTCTCTCGCAGATTCGTTAGGTCCATCAGACTGGTCATGGCGATCGCCTTCCTGTGCCTCGTCCATGTACAACGCCCTCCCCCGCCGGCATGTTCCCTCTCTACGGTAGCAATCGCATAGAGGTCGTGCGCGCCTGAGAGATCAACGCCACAGTACATGTGGACCCATCACGAAGGGAATCCCCCTAGTTAGTGCACAACAAGAGCGCCCCTCTCCCGAGCCGGAGAACCGGTGGGAGAGGGGCGCTCTTGTGTGTGTAGCTACGTGCGGGACTTGAACTTGGAGGATCCCGTCTTGACGGGCGTCGCTACTGATGGGACGGCGCTGACCACGTGCGGCTCAACGGTGCCTGTCGGGGTTGTCTGAGTGACCTGAACCATCGAGTCATCTGTGACGTCTGACGCGTAAGCAAACGCTGTCAGCGTCGACACAGTCTCAATGGGCGGCGTCGCAATGTTCTTTCCCACCGAGACCATCGCCGTCACGACGGCTGCCGACAGAGCCTGACCCCAGTCGATCTCAAAGACGTTCGTCGCTGACGCAGAGAGGACCACCGCCAACGAGACAATCGCTGTCTTGCTTGCCCGATACGCGATCGCCTGCCACCACGGCAAGCCCGAGTCGGGACTCGGGATCGACACGAGGGACCACAACGTGGAACCCGCCGCGGCCGCGACACCAATGCCGCCCACCGAGTACCAGTCGACGTCCGCCAGAGTTGCTGGTGCGACGAGGCCCAGTGCGGCGACTGCCGTCCACGCCGTCGACGCGGCACGCTTGCCGGCCTCCTCCCAGAACGCCCGCGAGCGCAGGCGGTTGATGATGCTTTGCATGGTGGTGCCTTTCTCCAGGGTTGTTCCAAGTCGGGCTTGGGGTTGCACTTGTGGTGGTGAACTACCGTCCGTCGATATGAGTGGTGAGACGGTCCCTGATGTCCTCGATGTCCCCCGAGATCGTGTCGAGCCGGGCGTTCACCTCGCGGGTCTCCCGATGGGCGCCCTCGGCCGCTAACTTCGCCGCCCTCGCTGCGGTATCCGCGGCACTTGCGGCAGCCATCGCCCGGTCGATGTCGTCTCGTTGATTCGTGGTGTGGGTGTTCTTCACTTCTTCGTGGATCTCGCGCACCTGGGTGGCGGTCGTGCGTGAGCGTTTCGCCTGACGGTTTGAGACCATCAACGCGCAGGCGGCGATGACGGCGACCACGACCTGTGTCCAGTCCACAGCCGCCCCTACCTGAGCAAGGCCCGCAGGCTTGCTGCGTCCTGGGCAAGAGCCTCGAGTTCTTCACTTGTCACCACGGTGGCGGTGATGGTCGAGTCCCGCTTAGAGCGTGCAGCAAACGACGGCCCAGAGATGTGGATCCACTGGCCCCGATCGCCACCCGCGAAGACCTTCGCGCCCCCGCCGTCCTGTTCCTTTTGGCCCGTTGTCCAGAAATCCATGATGTCCGTATCCTCGTCTTCTTTGATTGGTGTGGGTGTGAACGTTGCGGTAGGTGTGGTTGTGTTGCTGGCCGGGGTTGCTGGCGTGTAGACGCGCACACCATTCAGATCCTCAGCCCACCCGAGATATGCACCAAACCCGGCCCATGTCATAGCGGCAATGCTGCTGAACCTGGACACCTTGAACCCGTTCACGGTCACCACGGAGCCGTCAGACAGGCGCATGGCAACATGGCCGGCAGGGTTCGTGTACTTGAACCACACCGGCACCACAGCGCCGCTGGGAGGCATCTCTCCCGGGTGCTTGTGTGCGGCGTGGCTCCAAGCACTAGCCGCGGTCGGGTACTTACTCGCGACCCCGAACCACTGGCGCGTGTACCTAAGGCACATGCCGTAGACGATCGTCGATCCGACCTTTGCGGTCGCGGAGGCTTGGGCAAGAGTGCCGGTGAGAATCATGATGAGGCCTTCGCAATCCGCGTCGCCACAAGCCGTTCAGCACCGACCGCCTGCGTGCCTCCAGTGGCTGATGCGACGTACCGGATCTTGATGGTCTTGGATGACGCGAGCGTGATGTGTCCCGTCGCCATGAAGTGACCGATGCCCCAATCGGTTTGTGCGTTGATTCTGAACGTGTCGAGGTCAGATGTTCCGTCATACAAGGCCAGGTAGATCGACCGAATAGCTGAAGGGTTCAGCGTCAAGAGAGTCTGCACGTCGATGCGCCACGATCCGGCGCTCAGCGTTACTTGAGCAGGATCCGTTGATGACGCTGCAGCTGCTCCGATTGAGCCACCCCCCGCGCCCGTGTCAACAACCGTCTCCGCGGCGATGTACTTCTGGAACGTCGAACCATCGGTCGTCACCTCGAACTGCTCCCTGGGATTCGCATCCGCACGGAAGAAGAAGACCGGTGACGACACCGAAGGCACCACTGCCGGCGACAATGCCGCGAGCGTGGCAAGCGCGGACGTCTGCGCGGCGGCATCGCCCACAGGGATCGGGTCATACAGCGATACGGAGAACTTACGGAACCAGTCGGATGGGTCGACTGAACGGCTGCCAGCGAGAACAGCGTGTCCGTGTTCGTCGAGAGTCATGTAAGCCTCCTAGATGGGCCGTGTGTAGGTGATGGTGAGAGCCATGCCATCAGCGTCTGATGTGCCGCGAACCGCGTTGTATTCCGCATAGCCAACGCCGACCAGTGCGAGCCCCTTGTAAGTTCCCGCGCGGTACCCGGCGAATACCGATGCATCGAGGGCTACCTGGACAACACCCGACTTTCCAGGTGCGCCAGTTACTACCGTGCCCGCGGATGATGGCGCACTCGAGGCAGCCCCGTTCGTCGCTGCCTGTACTTTGACCGCTGGATACAAATCCAATGCGAGCCCCGCGCCGCGAAGCGTGACCAACATTGCTGTGATCTCCGACGCTCCGAGAGCTACTATCTGGTTTCCGTAGGTAGCTAGACCGGTGAGGGGGCCTGACCCAAATCGATCACCCTGATACAGGGTCGAACGGCCGCCGTATTCGGTTCGGGATACGTTCCAGTTGTCGTATCGACCTGAATCTGCATCCCACGTTCCAGTCCACTCAGGTCGTAGCGTGACCGTCGTCGGCGCAGTCGTCGCACCAACCTCAGGCGCGGTAGGCAGGTCGGCCGTGTCGCCACCAGCAGGGCCCAGGCACATGTACTGATCGCCGCCACCAAACGGATTGCGCAGCACGTTGACGATCTCTCCCTCAACGTAGATACCAGTCGATACCGCCATCATTGGGACACGAGGTGCACCGTCGATCGACACGATTGCGCGGTTCCCCAGCTCGTTGATCTCAACGAGAATTCCCTGGATTACCATGCGTGAGTCCGCACTCAATGGCAGTCCCCGAGGGAACTGAGATACCTCCCGGATGTCGTCCAATGCTGAACTACTCATGATGGGACCACCGCCACATCGATACGCATCGAACCGCCGTCGTAAACGAATGGCAACTGGATGCCCTCGACATAGCCCACCAGGTCCTGACCCCATTCACCCGTGGGCTCGAACGTGGTTGAGACGCCCCACAAAGTGCGCATAGACGTGATCTCCTCCAGCAACTGATCACTACGCACGCCCACGGGGTCATCAAGTTCGAGGCGCGGATCCGAAGCCATCTCCACAGGGACAACGATGGCTGAGCGAATGCTCGCGTCAAGGACTGCTTGACCTACGGCCGCGGCCTGCTCCACGGTGGTGATCGCTGCCGACGTGACTGTGGTGTCCTTCGTGCCGAACCCCTCCGGGTCCACAGCGAACGGGCCCGTCGTCTGGCTCACGATCTTCTGGAACGGAGGCTTCGACGACTCATCAGTCTGTGTTCCATTTACGATGACCCGGTTGAAAATCTCTGACCGTGAGGACCCCATCGGCGCGCTCACCACAATCGGCAACGGGTTCCCAGGCGACCGCTCGCCATCTGACAAGACCATGACTGGGCTCGGCGTCGTAGGGTTCGGCGGATCGATACGCAACTGACCGTTCCCGTCAGGCCGTGCGATTGCTGGCCACGCTGACAAGAGGGCCTCAATCGAACTGAACCGGCTCCCGGAATGCACCATGTATGTCGGGCAGGGCCTGTCCACCAAAGACGCCGAGATCGACGCTGAGAGGCCTACAGGCATTAAACGTCGAATCTCCGACGCGAAGGTGCCACCATCGAGTGGCGTCAACGGGGACGGGATCGTCTCGTCTACTTCCCGCTGCTCAATGCCATACGCCGTCACAGCAACCGTGCCCGACGTCGTTGGTACCGCATCCTCAATCGTGAAACGCCCCAACGGAGTCCGGTACTCGATCCCCGTCACCACCGACGTCACGATCGCCACAGGCTCGAGCACCTGGCCTGCCGCGGCCAACGGGTGCCGCATGTCCCCGCGCGGCGCCCAGTCCACACCATCGACGAGGCGTTTCACCTCAAACGAGATGGAGTCCTTCACGTTGCGACGCCGCGACCACACCGCCGAACCGTTGATAGGGCGGATACCCGACGCCAACAGCGTCGAACCCAGCCACGAAGCGATCTCGGTGCGGTACCCACAGACCCCGGCCAACACCTCATCAGGTGCACCGTCACGCATCACGCACCGACTTCCAGTCAAACGCCGCGAAGTCATCCACCGTGAGACCCGCAAAATCGGAAACGACGTCGTCGACCGTCACCGTGTCATAGAACGCCACCAAGTCATCGACGGTGATCACGATGAGCGCGGTGTAAGGCTCCGGGTCATCCTGCAGCTCGTAAGACAGCGACCAAACGCGACGCGTCGATACCCCACCATCACCAGCAAATAGCAGATTCGGGGCACGCAAAATCAACACCAACTCGACCGCCGCAATATCCCGGATCTGACCATTCGACCGCATTACGACCGGGGCCGAAGCGACTACCAACTCGTGGAGCTTCTTGGTGTTCTCCGCCGTAGTCAGGATCTGCCACGACCCACCACCATCGGACCCGATGTCAGTACGACCGACCTTCTTGCGCCGCCCAGGGATCTTCGTCAACTGGATTGCAGCCTCAGGCTCCCGAGGATCTCCGTTATCAACCCACTCGAAAGGAATCACCACATTGCCGCGCAGATCCTGAACCACAAAATCTGACGTGTAGGTCACCGTTACCGGTGGTGCAACATACACCTCGTCACCCACCGTGACGCGATACGTCACCGGCACGTTCAACGCGGACCTCGCATCAATGAGTACGACCTGTGTTCCCGATGAGACCCCCACACCACCAGGCACCGACCACGAAGAACCATCCGATGTAGTCCCCGCGACCGTGAACTCAATACCGTCATCGACCCCAGAAACAACCACTTGGACACGACGCGGATCTGTACCAGTCAGGACCGATGCCACAATCGAAACTGCCATGTCAGCCCCTTCCCCTCAATGCGCTCTTACGTACACCCGAAGCTGCGCCCCGTTCGCTCTGCACCACCGTGCGAATCACGGCATCGAAAGCCTGGCCGCCAATATCAACCACCACTTTGGAGCCCTCGAGCATCCCGGCCATCGAGACGTTGACATTCGGTGAGGCGCTGCCGATCATCGGGAACGTGGTTCCCGTGGCAGACCCACCATCAGCAAGGCCTCGCGCCATGAGAATCTGCATCAGGCTTCCTGTGTCGGCGTTGTTGATCGCATCCATGCCGCGGGTTCCCCAGAACGAGTGCGCCGCGGCCTTGACCATGTACTCGCCGTCGGATGCCCAAATCGGCACGTCGTCGGAAACTGATGTTCCCGGCCCGTGGATCGCCCCACCCCCTGCGAACGTCGACCCGCCATGCGTCGAGTACCCCTCAATTGCGTAGCGTGTCGAACCTGGAATCCTCCTGATCGCATCATTCAACGCATTCACCTGCGATAGCGCCGTCGCTAAACCTGGCGTCTCGAACGGCGTATATACCGCAGTGGGGATGAGGTTCATTTTGTCGGCCAACGCGGCTGCCTCGTCAGCGGTAAGCCCCATCTGGATGGCTGAGTTGATAAAGGCCTGGCGGCCCTCCTCCATCCGGTTGTAGAGCTCACCAGCGCCAACACCGGCTGCGTCTCCCGCTTCAAGCCATGCGAATGTCGAATCAACCAGATTGGACAGCGCATCACGGTTATCGCGGCCCGCCTGAGTGTGTTCATTCAACGTCGCGGCGCCCTCGATGAGCGCACCGTTCTCGTCGTAGAGTGCTGCGGTTGCGCCATCGACAGCGTCGGCATAGTTCGTAAGCGCGTCGAACTCGTTGAGTGCAATCCCCGCAGCCTCATGCTGAGCATCAATCTGCGCGGTTAGCGCCTCGACATATGACTGCGTCGCATCCGTTGCATCATCCGTGGCACTTGTCCCGACCGTTGTGCTATCGATCGCGGCGTCAGTACTCACCTTGATCTTGCCCGTCGCGAGCGCGAGGAGGGTGGCGTCGTCCGCTGCGAGTCCTTGTGCGGTTGCCTGTTCTGTGAGTGCGTCTCGGAACTTTGGTAGGGCGTCGAGCACGGTTGCGAAGTCTTCGTCGGATACGGCACCGAAGCCTTCGGCGAGGAGTTGGAACTGCTTCTGGGAGGAAGTCAGGTCGATGGCGGCGAATCCGGCGAGGGCGTCGTCCATGACGCGTATTTCGTCGGCGGCTTTGACTACGGAGTCTCCTGCACCGAAGAGGGTGCTGACGGTGTTGCCGACCCAGTCAGCTGCTGATGCGCCGAATTGCCACCAGGGCTTGCCCTGCATGTCGTCGGCGATCTTGTTGAAGCCGGTCATGTTCGCGCCGACATTGATCATTGATTCGGAGAGGAGGTCTGCCCCGTCGGCTGCAGTGGCGAGTTGGTTGCGAACATCGACCAGGCTCGGTGAAGCATCAGTAAGTGCGTCGATGCCCTGCTTGGCTGCGACCGCGACTGCTATGAACGCGCCCGCGAGCCCCGCATAGCCTGCTGCCTTTGAAAGACTTGCGAGCCTAGCCGTCGCGCGAGGCGAGATGAGTCCAAGCTGGGTTAGTGACCCTACCGTCTCGACAACTCTTGGAAACAGCAACAGGAACCCACCCGCCGCAAGAGCAGCTCCTGTCGTCACTCCGCCAAGGCCCGCGACGGCCTTCTTGACGGGCTCCGGCAGGCCTGCGAACCACTCGGAGACGTCTGCGACCCCTGTCGCGAGGGAGGCGAGCATGGGCAAGAGTTCCTCGCCGATGGTGATCGCTGCTTCGTTCAGCGCGTTGCGAGCGATCGCGATCTTCGCCTCTGTGGTGTCGTACCGCTTGTTCGCTTCCTCCACGAGCGCCGTGTTGTCTTCCCACGCCGTACTTGCGAGCGCCAACTGGTCGGTGAGGAGCCCGTGTGCTGAGCCGAGGGAGAGCACAGACCTCTTAAGGCGCTCGTCGGCGAGGCCCAGGTTGTCGAAGATCGCTGTTGTCGACTGGCCAGAGGATGACATGCGACCCATGCCCTCGATGAATGACCCGATCGCTCCTGCTGCGTCCTGCTCGAAAGCGCGCTGGAATTCTTCCGTCGAAACTCCCGCTACTTGTGCGAACGTCTCGAGGTCGTCACCGCCATCTTTCACGGCGTCCGAAATTGACGTCATGACCTTCGAGATTGCCGTGCCTGCGGCCTCCGAGGGCACACCCACGGAGGTGAGTGCTGATGCGAACGCTAGTACCTGCGACTCGGAAAGCCCTGCCTGCTTGCCCGCTGCGGCAAGGCGAAGGCCTAAGTCGACGATCTCGGCTTCCGTCGTAGCCGAGTTGTTGCCGAGGTCCACGATCGTCGCGCCCATTCGGGCAATATCCGAGATAGACGTGCCCATGATGTTCGCCATCCGGGCAATCGACGTCGCTGCTTCCTCAGCGGAGAGGTTCGTGGTCTGACCGAGGTCGATCATCACGCGCGTGAACGCGGCCACATCCTTGACCTTGACGCCCAGTTGTCCCGCGGCCGCTGCCACATTCGCGATCTCTGTCTGGGAGGCGGGCAGCACCAACGCCATCGCGCGCAAATCGTCCTGCAACGTCGCGAGCTCATCGTGCGTACCATCGACGGTCTTGAGAACCCCAGCCCAGGCCGCCTCCCAATCGATCGCCGCGCGCGCCGAGAACACGAGCGCCGCGGCGCCTGCCGCACCAAATAGCGTGAGGGCCCGACCCGACTTCTCCCACGCCTCACGGTTTGTGTTCGCCGAATGGATCATCCGGCCCGTGGTGGACGTGATCTTGTTGCCATCACGGTCAAGGAACGCCGCAGTCTTGGCCGACTCTGCACGGATGTCAGCCATCGCGGACTTGTAACCCTGATACTCCGCCCGGATTTTGACGGCTATCGTCCGTTCAGACATGCGTTCACCTCCCGGTCGGAGTAGCCTCAGTCGCTATGGAGTTCGTGATCTTTGTGATGGTTGGCATCGCTGGTCTTGGGGCCATCGGTATATGGCTGGCGATCGAGATGGCGCGCGGTGGTGGGCGTAACCTGCGCGAGCGCGATGAACTACTCGTCCGCAAAGATCAGGTGCTCGATGAGGTGTTCGATGGGCGGCCGATGGTGAGTTACCAGTCGACGATCCGCACGCTTCCACTCCCAGACGTGGTCGACGGGGCCGGCGTTCGGGGTTATGTCCTGGCGAGCAATACGAATATGCCCAACGGTGACCTCATTGAGGGTCGCGACCTGGTCTTTACTCGTCGGGAGTCTGGCCTGGCTTCGACGGCTTGAAGCTCGGGTCAAGCTTCACTATCGGACTCGCGCCCTTCGGAGCGTTCTCGCCAAGTTTTGCCAAGTGCTTGTGCACCGCGAGCGCTGCGTAGTCGGTTTGCATCTCTACGAGCCACCATCCCTCGGTCTCGGGGTCGATTGCGTGTTCGAGCGGTGCGCCGTACTGGTTGTGTGAGCGCCGGTATAGGACGAGCGACTCGGCGAGGCCCCGGTCCTTGGGTGACCACTTTTCATAGTCGGACGGCTTAACGGACCACAGTGCGGCTGCCTCTATGGCGGTTACTGCCCCTTGGTGCCCTCGGAGCCACTCAACGATTTTGGGCGGGGCATCTCCACCTCACCGCGGGTCGCCTTCGCGATGGCCTTGGTGAGCATCTCGATACGGTCAGGTCCGTACTCGCGGGCCCGCATGGCACGCACCTGGGCCACGGAAATGGTCTCCGTCGCACCTTGACCGGTCGTGATGCTGATCGTCGCCTTCGCGATGAAGTGCAGGTCGCGCTCGATCGCCTGACGCTCGGACTCCTTCACGAATGCGTCACGCTCTACCGCCCAAGCAGCCTTCGCTTTCGCTGGCGCGACCTTCGGCAACATTTGGGGGGCCATCGGCTCGGGGAACTCGTCCCGAATCTCCTCTGTCTCGTCAGGAGTCAAAGCCCTCACGATCCATGTCGACTTCGATGCCTCATACCTGGCCCACAGCGCCGCCTCATCCCGCTCGAGGTCCCGCATCGGGTTCGCTTCACCCATTGCGCGTTGGCCCGTCGTGGACTGGCTCTCCAGAATGTCGCGACGGGCAATCAAGTCGCGCATCTCATCCATGATCGCCTGGTCGGCGAACAACTCCACGGTCTCGGTGCGGGCAGTGCCGCTGTTGAGCCACTGATCAACAACAGAGTTAGACATGTGATCCTCCACAGAATCATTGGGTATTGGTCCGGCCAAGGCCGGGGTGAGTATCCACAGTGAGGGGTGCCCCATGGGGCACCCCCGCGCCGCCGCTGTGGAGACCAGCGACGCGGGGATGGTCGTTATGCGCCTGCGACGATGACCTTGTTGAGCGCCATGTCACTGATCGCGAGCGGGATGCGGTACCTGCGCCAGCCCTCACCGGTCTCAAGGATCGGGTCATCGGTGATCGCCTTGAAATACGAGTACTCGTCGTCTGCCGCGAAATCAGCAGAAGCGAGCTTCCCACCAGTGCGACGTAGCAGGTGAAGTTCGGTTCCCTTGACGTAGGCCGCCTGGAAAGCCGTCTCTTCGGTAACGTCTGGCTGGCCGCCCGACGTGAAGTACCTGAACGCGGTGATCTCCCCAGACGCGCCGGACTTGCCGAACGTCTCCGAACTGCGAGGCTCACCCATGGCGGGCATGTTGATCTTGGACGACCCGGTTGGCCCCAACTGAGGGTCCGCAAGGATCTGCGTCGACCAGTCCACACCAGCGTTGGCTTCGGTGGCCGTGACGGCATTCTTACTGGCTGGTGCAGTCGCCAGGGAGACGAGCTTGTCGTCCTCATCCGCGAGCATCTTGGGCATGTGGATCACTCCTCAGAGTCGGTGTCCCCGGCCTGCGCGGGGTTGGTATCGGTGGCCGCCACAGGGGCGGCCGGGGTCTCCACAGATCCCGCATGTGAACTGCGGGACGTCTTCTTTGGTTGCGGCTTTGGGGCCGCCGCCGGGTCTGTCGGCAACACGAATGCGCCACCGAAGATGTTCGGGTTGTTGATGTAGTGGGCGGGCACAGTGCGCGTCTTGCCGGTGTTCCTGTCCAGACCATCAACAAAGGCGGCCATCGGCTTGTCGGTCATGAGAGTCTCCTTGTGACGTGCGCGAGCGCCCTCTAGGACGTTGCGAGTGGTCTTCTGGCTAGTTGCGCCAGGCTGTGTACCGGTAGGTGTCCGTTGCGGCGACCACGTGAGAGTCCGTAGTGATCCCCATCAGGTTGCGGTCAGCGAAAAAAGGGCTCGTGGCAGTGCGCCGGAGGTCAGTCGACCAGCCCTCAACAACGGGGTGTGAACGGTCTAAGAGCGCCGCCACCCGCTCGCCCACTGATCGAGCCTGGTCCTCATTCGCCCCGCAGTACTTCACCTGGACATAGTCGCGAATATCGCGATCACCTGCCATCGCTGCCTGTGTGGTCGCAAGGTTTGGTGCGGTGACTACGACACGCTTGTCCGGTGCACTAGCGGGCACGTCCGTTCCACACACGAAGATGTCGAGCGGTTCGATGAGCGCCTTGATTGCGACCACGTGGTCAACCATCAGAGGAGCCCCCCCGCCACATCTGCGAGCGCGCTGAGAAGCCCTTGCTCTTCCTCATCGAGCGCCGCCTGAGGGTCGCGCACGGTTCCGCCTCCGCCGTTGGGGGCACCGAAGTAGGCGATCCATGCGAGACCGCCGGCGTGACCCTTTCCGCGACCAATCACGGGGCCGATCGCTGCTGACACCGCGTCACGTTCCTCGAGCACATCAAAGTCGATGTCCTGGGCGATCTTGCGAAAGTGCGGGCGTTGACGCATGTCTGCGCGCATCGTGGCTTTGACGTTGACAGCGCCCTTCACCACGACGCTGCGGATCTCGGCCGCCATGTTCGTTTCAGCACGGTCTACAACTGCCGCGAACTCGCGGAAACCTGACGTGTCGATAGCGCTCATCGCGTCACCTCGTCGACGTACACACGGAAGGCGGTCGAAAGAGAATTTTGGGGAATGTCGGCCACACGAAACACACGTGATCCTGCAGCGAGCGACGGGTCCGGCGACGCGGTCACCGTCACGATGTCACCCACCTTGGGAAGGTAGTCATCGGAGACAGGAAATCGCATTGCTGTGCGCTGTACCGTTGTCGTCTTGGATGCCACCTCGGGCGACGATTCGAACGGCTCATACGAGCGGAATCTGCACGGGTATTCCGTGACCAAGGTTTGCTTCGGCACCGTAATGTCACTCGTCTCAGGATCGACAGTGCTGGCCGCCCCGGTAGGGCGTTCGATAGTGCAGCGATCCTTCATCCGACGGAGTGCCCGCCTGCGCCCGGCCCGGATTGCCTGTGGCATCACCATGACTCTCCCTAGAGGTAGTAGGGCGGAAGGATGGGGTCGCCCGTGAGTATCGAGTCGTCGAACGCCGGGAAGTCATCACGTGTCGTCGTGATCGTGCGCAAACCCCCGTGAAGATTCCCTGCGTATTCGGCGAGCAGCGACTTCTCGGACTCCGTGAGGTACACGCCGGCCTCTTGGACCTTGCGCGCACCGTAGAAGTCGTCTTCGCGCTCCTGCTCGTAATCGTCAGGATTGGTGTACTTACGGGCCGCGGCCTGCACACACACCTGCACCACCTCGTCGGGGATGTCAGCGACCACGTCGGTCATGGCGAGGTTCAGCCAAGACCGCTTGGTCTCCTTCCTGACAAGGCTGGACGCCATGCGCAGCACTGCCTCCGCCCGCTTGAAAGCGGCAGAGTTCGTCGGGATCTCTTCCTCAATCCAGTCCGCAAGGGACTCGACGGGAGCGAGCGGAGGCAGTGGCTGCGTCATGGCGCGAAACCCCTAGACGATCGGGGCGGCGAAGTGAACGGCGCGAACCAGCAGCGCCGACTCTCCGACACCGGCGAGGTCCTCGGCGGGCTCGAACACACCCGTGGTGGCGTCAAGCGTGCCGAAGTCCTTGGTGACGGATGTGCCGATCCACGAGTCGGTAACCACGCGGTCCTCGACCTCGTTGGGGTCGAACACGCGAACCACACGCGTTGCGAACCCTGCGAACGACTTCGACTCGCCCCACGGGGCGCCAGCAGGCACCTTAGGCGCGCGCGTGACGAGCGGGAACGCGGTGGGGTGGAAGAAGACCACCTCATCGGGATCCAGCAACGGAGACGACACGGGCGTAAACCCGTAGATCGGCGGGAGCATTGCCGCCTGCAGCACGCTCGTGGTGCCCGACTCGCTGGCCTTCGTGAGGTTGTCCAGCTGAATCATCTCGGAGTCAACAGACGACCCCATGAGCGCGATACGACCCGTCTGTGGCACGTTCGCGTTGTTCATGAGGCGACGAGCCTCCGCGAACATGCCCTTCAGGTCGGCGTAGTCGGTCTCGAGGTCGTGAGCGTAGGTCGCGCCCTGCATCCCGGACACGACGCGCTCCTCGATGACGCGCGCGGTGGCGGACATCATGGGCTGGATGATCTCGGCACCAAAGTTCTTGATGTCGAGTTCCATCTGCTCGTCCGTGACAGGGATGTCGAGGTAGACGTCGGTGTCGAGCGTGACGTCAACCTTGCGTTGCTGCAGAGCCGACTTCGTGCGGGCCGCACCCGAGCGCAGTGCACGGGTCTTGGCCTTGGCATAGGCGGGAAGGCGGACCGTGATCGTGTCGTCCTTGGCGCCGGCGAAGTCGCCGACACCATCCCGCCAAACCAGGCGGGGCACGACAAGCTCACGCTCGAGCAGGCCGAGAGCGGTATTGACAACCACTTCCGGCTTGACAAAGGCGTTGGCCATGGTGTTTCTCCTTGTGTTACGCCGCCCGCCTGGTGCGGATGGCTAGTGAAGTTGCGGAATGGACGCCGCCAACTTGCGCGGGTCCATCTCTTCCGGTTCAGTGCCCGGCTCGCTCCCCCCGCGCCCTGTACGCGGACGGTTGGAGGGGAGGGACTTCTTGGTGTCGTCCTTGTGGCGCTCGGCATACCGCTCAGCGGCGGCGAGCACCGCTTCTGGGGTCTTGCCGTTGATGAACTCGAGGTCATCCTCAGCAAGACCAAACTTGATAGCGGCACGCAGACGCGCTGTGTCGAGTTGAGCCTCCGACATGCCGGACTTCGCCTCGTCGCGTTCCTTCTCGAGGCGCTGGTGGTCGGTGAGCTTCGCGTCGTCGGCTGCCTTCTGGGCAGTCTCCAACTCCGTCAGACGGTCCTTGAGCTTCTTCTCGTCGGCATCCTTGGCCGCGAGCAGGGTGCGAGCTCGGCTCTCGTCGAACGCCTCGCCGGACTTCTCCCACGGGGCCTTGTACTCGCCCTGCTTTGAGGCGTCCTGGTTGGTGCCGTCCTGCGACGCACCCGACTTGCTGGTGTCGCCGTCCTGCGACGCACCCGACTTGCTGGTGTCGCCGTCCTGCGACGCACCCGATCCGCCACCTTCAGCCCCGGACTGGTTGAACACGATGCCGGGAGCGAAACGGAGACGGTTGTTGGGGTTGAACATGTGGACCTCCTGGGCCCTGTAGTGGTGCCAGCACCTGGCCGGCCAACCCGCTGGAGCAGCGGGGAGTCTTATTTGCCCGTGAGCGCGCGGCGCGCGGGCGAATCCTTGAAAGCGCCACCGGCGCGCATCCGGTACAGCACCGTTTCGGGAGTTCTCGCAAGTCCCTCGGCGGTGGCCTGGTCGGCGGCCGTGAAGTACGAGTCCACGTAGACCTGCTCTGTTTCCGTGGGCACCCAGTCGCGGTAGATGATCTCGACAGTGCAGCCACAGCCCTTGTGGTACGGGTCGCCGTTGCCCTTCGCGAGCGCTTTGGCTTCGCTGGTGTAGGCGGGTCCGCGGGAGACGAGCATGCCGCAGAAGGTGCATGGGTCGCCGTCGGAGACGCGGCGGTAGCCCACTGCGCGGCGGTCGGCCTTGCCTGTCTCGCGGATGGCGTTGCGGCCGCCGGCAAGGATCATCTTGCGCATCTCACGCTGGACGTCTGTGGTGACCTCGTTGAACGCCATGTAGGGAGTGCGGCCCTTGCGGATGCGGCCCTTGAGCCCCTGTGGTCCTGCAGCGTCTAGGACGCCTGAAGTGGCGGTGATGTCTAGGGATGGGGCGATGATCGTTCCTGCGCCGCCTGGACGCTCGAGCGACCAGTACACGTCCAAGTACTTCACGGCCTGGACCTGCGAGACCTTGTAGTACTTTGCGACGATCCCGACCATGCGGTCGTTCCACAGTGCGCGTGAGGCGTCGATGTTTGCCACGTCGAGCAGCTGCATCGCCCTGCGTACTTCGGAGTCGGCACTCGTGGCGAGCGCGACCTGGCGTCGGCGGTGAATATCGGTGGCTACCGATCCTGCGTCAGTGCTGGCCATGGCTGTCTACACGCTGGCGGCGGCGTCTGCGGGGATGTTGGCGGCGAGCGCGTTGGCTACGGCCTTCGCTTGGATCGTGTCGGCAGAGGGGTGTTCCTCTGCGTAGGCCACCCAGGACTGTGCTGTCGTCGAGTCAATCCCTGGGATGCGGTCCCAGAGCAACTGCGGAGGAACTCCGAGCATGGTCGCAGCCTTGCCAAGGGCGTCGACGGCCGCGGCGAGGGCGCCGCTTTCGTCGTCTGCCCACTTGGTACGGACGGAGAAGTTCTCGGCGTCTTCGGCCCTGTTCTCGATGTGGGCGGCGAGACGGAGGAAGCGCACGTTGCTGCTGCCATAGGAGACCTTGCGGTCACCTACCTTGGCTCGGAGGGAGTTGCGGGCTTCGACGAGGCCGTCGGCGGAGATGTTGACGAGTTTTCCGAACGTGGTCATGGGCGTCTGCGATATCGCGGCAAGGGTCTCAAGGTCGGAGTCGTGCGCCTCAATGAAGGGCTTGAGTGACGTCTCGTCGAGCGTTCCGAACTTCGCCTCGTGGTCCTCGGCTACCAGGATGTCGTCCTGGCGGAGTTTGAGCTTCGTCGACGCTGATTCTTCGTCCGTGGCCGGCTGCTGCACACCGGTCGCGGTGCGGATCTTCCACGAGTTGAAGTGCTGCGTGAGCATGCGGTCGTAGTCGGTCTTGTTGATGCGCGAGAACAGCGGGACCAGGGGCTCAATTTCGCCGGGCGCGCGCCCCTCGAGGTCCATCTGGTTTGCGTAGCGCACGATCGGTGTGACGCCCAAGTCGTGGGCTTCGAAGTCGATGTACTTCGCCTTGGCCTGGCTCGCCTCCCGTGACAGAAAAGTCACTCCCTCATCGTCGTAGACGCGGTAGTGCACGGCGCCCTTGGGCTGCTTGATGATGCGTACTCCCCACGTGGGGAACTCATCCTCGATCAGGTCTTCGTACAGAGCGAAGAAGTCCCGAGGCGAGTGCGCCGTCATTGATGCGCCTGGGCGCCCAAATGAGTCGACACCAGGCAATGCAAGGCCATAGGCGAGCCCATACCCGAGCGAGGCCCGGTAGATCGCACCCTGCTTGGTCTCCATGTCGTTGCGGTCCCAAGGTCCCCACATCGCGTGCAGGTCTTCCGGCCTACGGTCAGCCGCGTAGATACCCTCGGCCTTGATCGCCTGCGCGGTGGTCTCGATGACGAGGCGCGGCCATGGGGTCTGCGAGATCTCCTTGAGATACCTCAGTTCGCGGTCCGTGGTGCGCTTGACCTTGATCTCTTCGGGAGTCCACCTGAGCCACCCGTCGATGACGTCGAGCTTCGTGCGCTCGGTCTCGTACTGGGGGAGCAGAAGGTCTTCGAGTGCTTCGATGTAGTTCTGTGGCTTCACCAGACTCGACCTCCCTTCCGTCTCTTGGGGTTGTTCAGGTATGCGCGGCGCGCCATCCTGGCGCCTACCATCGACACTGCGGCGTCGATCTTCTTGCGGGACTCTCTGTGTTCCTTACCGATCGATGCGCCGGCCCTGGTGGGCATGCGGCGCGCCGCGATGACGTGCTTACGGAGCCTCGCGTCGCCGTCTTGGGTGAAGGCCTTCGCTTCGATCTCCGCCTCGACCACACCCACCTCAGCGACAAACCGCTTCTGCTCGGCGAACAGCGCCATGTCGAACATGACCGAGTGGCCCGTGCGCCCGTGGTGAGGGAACTCACGCAGCTTGCGGTTGTACTTGCGGTGCCACTCGTCAAAGAGCGTGTCCCAGTACCGATCGCGGGTTTCATCGTTGAGGGTGTGCGACGGGTCACCCCAGAACGCGACCACGGTGTATCTGGCCATCGCGGCGTCTACCGCCGCGTCGACCTTCTCGCGCGGTGCGAGCCAGCCCTTGCCACGATCGCCTGGCGGCTTCTGCCAGAGCCCGAGCATGAACACGTGACCGTCGGTGATCCTGCACCCGACGAGCGCCGTCGCGTCGTCCGACTTCGAGCAGTCGATGAACATCGCGATCTCTTCGCGCTGCGCCACGATCACGTCCGGTCGCGCCATCACGTCCCACGCCTGCGGTGTGGTCCAGGCGTCCTCAGTACCGGTGACCTGGTTGTACCACTTGCGGCGAGACTCAGATGGCGGGTTGTTCGGGTTCCCGATCGACTTGAGAACACGATCGGTGTCCAACCATGTCGCGTCGCCCCTGACTGCCTCGATCACGGCTGGTGCCGCTTTGAGCGTCAACGGTGCGGACGGTGGCGCCTCGAGCGAGTCGTACATGATGCCCACGTCGGCAAACTTGGGCTGATCGGACGGGTCATCCGCGTCAGGGTCGCCCTGTGTGCCCTCGAAGGCATCACGCAACCGCTCCGCTACCGAGTCCTCGCCGGGCCTGTGCGCGTTGAAGATCGCGAGCATCCGAGCGGGCGAGTTCTTGTCACGCTTGGCCGCGTTTCCCTCGAGCACACCCCACATGTCGTGGCCCTGGTTCGACGAGTTCCAGTTCTGAATCTCATTGAGCAGGATCTGTGTGGGACGGCCACCTTCAAGCGTCAACGGCGCCGACGTCACGGCTTCGAGTTGGCGCGTGTCCCCCATCGCCCACGCCGTTAACTTGCCCAGCTGTATCCCGTAGTGGCTGCGCGTGGACTGCGGCAGCATTCCGGGGAGCATCTTCATCGTGTTCTTCGTCTGCTCCTGCGAGACGGCTACGATCTGCACCCACGCGTTTGGCTCTTCACGCCCCACGGGACGATCGCCGTCCCAGTAGTCGAACCGCACGGGCCCGACCATCTCGGCCATGGAGATCGCCGCGCCGAGCGGGTCCTTGCCCCAGCCCTTGAGCCGCTGCAGGGCCACGATTGAGAACTCGAACTGCTCGTTCTCGTCGAGCGCGTAATACCAGAGGATGAACCGTGCCTGCTCGGGTGTGAAGACCCAAGGCCCACCATGAGGTGACGTGAGCCACTGGCCAGCCCATGCGAGCAGGTCCCACCCGAGCGTGACATCGGGGAGGTTCCAGCCCATCTTGGGCGACCACTCCCACGTCGGCCCAATCTTGACTGGTTCCCACTCGAGACCCTTCGGCGGTGTTGCGCGTGTCAGGAGGTCTTGGTAGAAGGCGATGATCTCGCGACGCTCGGCGTCACGATTGACGTGGAGCGACGGAGCGCTACGAAGACGCGCCATGAGGCGTTGTCCAACGGGCCTGCGCGGCAGCGCGTGCACCCTCAGAGCGTCCCTGCGATGCCCCCGAGTCGACGTCCTTGAGCTTCAACTTCGCCAGCAATGTCGCGACGTGACCCTCATGGGCTCGCACCTCGGTGAGCAGCGGGTTCGCCACGAGTTGCCCCATCGACCCAAGCACGAGAATCTGCATCTGCGACAGTTCCTCGCGGATCCCGTGAACGCGTTGCTCTGCGTAGCACGCGGACCGGAGAACTACGAGCTCGTCGGCGCGCAACTCGAATACCTCGACCACATCACGCCAGAGCCGCTTGCCGCGTTCACCCATGCCCGCAGGTGGCGCAGGCGGATGCGAAGGCGCTAGCTCGTCGCCGTTGTCGCTAACTGCGCGAAGGTGGCGCTGCGGGGAAGTCCTGCGCACCGCCTTATGCTTCGGCGTGGCCTCCTCTTCGACCTTCGGCGCGTCAACCTCGACATCCTTCGCCGATGTCTTTTTGGCGGGAGCGGCCTTGGCCTGCGTGGTCCTAGCGGCGCGTGCACGGCGCGGCGCGGCCGCGGGCTTCGCGACAGGAGTCGTGGTGTCGGTAGGCCTAGCGGCGACTGGCTTCGCGACTCGGGGCTTTGGGCGTGAACGCGGGGTGTTTTCGGTCATGGGTGTAGCCCTCCTGGGGCGCTCGAGCGCCCACCTGGAGCGCTACAGGGACGCGATGACCGCGCTGAGATCTGCGAGCGTGTTCACGGATCCCGGCCAACGGTCACCCGTGACGGTCATGAAACGTGCTCGTGAGTAGATCTCGATGCGTTCACCGGCGCGTTGACCACGGCCGGGGCCAGGCACAACGTGCCCGAAGATGTGAAGACCGGTCCCCGAGGGGCTGATCTCGATGTACGTCGCAGGGCACGCGTTGACGATCGCTTGAGCCCAAGGCTCGAGGCGACCGTTCGCCAGACACCTGTCGAGGTCGATGGCGCCAATGCCGTCACCGAGCATGAACCCGATGCCGTCGCCGGACTTGGCCGCCTTCACGACGTCGTAGGTCGTCCACGTCCTTGGGTTCGTCGACGATGCTGACCGGCCGTTCGCCATGATCGGCCGGCGTGTCGGCTTCCCGCCAGCACGCGGAGTGTTTGCGAACCGCGACCACCGCGGCTTCGACGTCATCTCGGCCGGGAGCTGCTGCGCACGGTGATGAGCGACGCGGCACCTCGTGGAACAGAAGCGCGGCGTGCGTCCGCGCGCAGGCAGCGACATCGTCTCGCCACACTTCTCGCACGTAAGCATCAGTTCCATGCCCTCAGTCTACTACCTCGATGTAACGATATCTAGGAGATACCTGGCATTTCTCTCGCGTGGTGTTATGCACCACTGCGTATGACGCGACGAGCGCTCGGAAGGTGGTCGCTGACACCCAGGCCCTCGATAGGCGCTCAGATGGGCGCGCAGGGCCGTTTAGGGGTGGGCGAAAAACGAGCATGTTTTGCACGCAGTTTTGGAACTGCTATCCGGCGGTGGGGGCGTCATGCGAGGGGGAGTCACCCCCCAGGGCTGCTGACGCTCGCGCTCTTCGCCTCGGCGCGTTCTTTGATGCTCTTCACTCTAGCTCAACTCACTGTTCGAGGTCGAGCACGCACGAGCACGAGTTGCGACCTGTCATCGCAAGCCTGGATGACGCTCCTGCGGACGAAGCCTCATGCCTGCCCGTCTCCGGTTGGCCTCGGCATTCTCCTGACTTGACTTCGCCTTATGGCAAGGCGTCGAGAGCCATTGAAGATTCGCAAGACTGTGGTCGTCCCCTCGGTCACGGTGGTCGCACTCCGCCCCTATCCCTGTGCACTCCGGCACATGGGTAGCGGCCTCGCACTTACCCCTCGCCCGCTTCTTCGTAGCTGCCTTGAGTTGCGGCCAATTCTTCGGCAACCGCTTCGCCCGTGTCGATGTCTCCCACGCCATCGCAACACCTCCCGGCATGCCGCGGACCCACCATCCATGGGGAGGCGGCGGGCCCGCGGTCCGCTGTGTGCGCCTGCCAGCGCAACCGTCCGGGAAGCACGAAGGCCCGCACCCCATGGGGGCCGGGCCTAGAGACACTTCTCCTCGCAGTGCCCATGCTACGCGCTCACGACCATCGTGTGCAACAGGCACGTCTCGCGCGTGTCGCCACGTCAAACCCTGCTCGTGAGGTGCCACCCATGGCAACTCGGACACAGGTACGCCCGCTGCTCCGTCTTGGGCCGACGCGAAGAGTCTGCGTACTGCACCCTGGCCAACGTGATCAGAGCATCCACTCGCGACCGGAACCGCCGCTTCTTGCAAGCCTCCATGATCAGATACTCTCGGCCGCCACCGACATCACGGCCTCCCGGGATGCCACACGTTGCACCTCGAGCAGTAGTGCGCACTCCCAACCACATGCCGCACATCAACAGCAGCCGTGTCCCTCGTCTTCGGCGTCGAGCACGTCGAACACCGCTGCTCCTCACCCTTCGGATCCGCCGCACGTGCACCATGGCGCGTCGTGAACCGATACGTGGTGTGAAGCTCATCCGCGTCAATGGCACCCTCAGCAGCCTCCGTCTCCTGACGCTCAATCTCCCGCAGAAGCATCCGAATATCCCCATCACCGTTCTCACGCTGACTCTCAGGGTCATCGGTCCACGCAGACTCACACTCAGTGCACATCGCAAGCCCAAACCTCGACGCCACATCAAGCCGCACCCGCAGAGAGTCCATCACGTCACACCGTGGACACCGCACATGCGGCCGCTGTGCCCGCTCCTCAAACCCCGCCACAATCTTTGCCTGCGTCCACCACGACATCGCCAAACGTCGAAGCGCTCGCAGCTGGTCGTCGGACACCTCGGACGCCATTGCGGCCAGAGTGTTCAGGTTCGTGGCGACGAATATGCCAGGGTCGCCGCCGAACTCCGCCACCGTCGCGGCCGCGCGCTTACGGATCCGCTCGAGCGCATCGATCGCGTCCAGCGATGCCGTCGGCCGCGACTCACTCATCCCGCTAGGCCCCGCCGCTCCCCGCACGCCTTCGACCGCCGCCTCGATCTGCACCAACATCGAAGGCATCGACACCGAGTGGTACCCGGCCGCGATTGACTCGAATCTATCCATCGTGTCGTCCCACGACCACCACGGCGACGTCGTCTCAAACGGCTCCACCATCTGCCGTAGCCGCTTACGAATCAGACGGGCAATCTCCCGACGCTCCTCCGCAGAGAGCGCCACTGGCTTGACCTCGTGGTCCACATTCATGACTTCTCCTCTGGCTGGGTGATGTGCGATGGCGTAGGTGTACGCGGACCACGACGAGACCTACGAGCCCCAGGAGGGTGCGCGGCGGCGTCCAGGACAGGCCCGGGAAGACCAGGCAAGACCAGTCCCGACCCGTCCCGTCCCGAGGGAGCCAGATCCGTGACACCCCGAATCATTTGATCCGGCATTTGATCTTCTGGAGGGCCGTGTGGCGGGCTTTCGTCCGCCTCTGGTCCTGGTGTGCCCGCCGCGTTCCCCGAAGCGTTCTCGGGCCGCTGGTGGGCTGCTGCGGCCGCGTTCTCCGTGCCGGGTCGCTGGCTGCGCGTCGCGGTAGCCGGCGGGGTCCGCTGACCTGTGGCCGCGTCCTCCCCATCGGGTCGCTGGCTCGCAGTCGCGGTGCCCGGCAAGGACCGCTGACCATTGAGATACTCGGCAATCTCTGCGGCCGATGGCCACTTGCCGAGGTGCTTCTTCACGTAGGCCTTCGCCTTAGCGCCATAGACCGGCTTCGCTGGCGCGGGCATCAGTTCAGCCGTCGGGTCGTTCTGGCACCCGTAGCAGTAGATGACGTAATTCTCCGGACGTGTGGGCTGCTCCAAGATGTTGACGTGCTCCCACGTGAGGCCCCCAGGACTCTTGCGGTCGTTCCACGTCACCACACGCCCGCATGCGCGGCAGTTGTCCCCGTCACGGAAGATCGCGTAGACCGTGAGACGGAGGTTCTTCGCGTCCTTGCTGCGGATCCGCGTGCGATCGATCTCGTCCTGCGTGAGTAGGTGCAAGTACTTCTGATCGTTGATCAGCCGGTACCCCGTGCCGTGTGGCTCCCACACCTTCGCCCGGACGAGGTACGCCATGAGCTTCTCGGCGCGCTGCTTCGTCCCTGCCATCGTGAGCACCATGCTTCGCGTCACCCGGCGGTCGGTGTCCTCGTGCTCCTTGCCGCCGGCCTCAGCAGCGAGGCGCACCGAAAACCCGAACACCTCATCGACTGTGCGCTCGTCGGCATCAGGGTCCTCGAGCGGGTCAAGGGTGCGCGGGTCGTAGGCGGCAGTGTCGCCGACGCGCAAGAAGCTCACGTGTGGTGGTCCCTCTCTAGTCGGAGCAGCCGGCGCACTCGCCGGTCTCGGGGTTCTGCGGCTTGCCACACGACGTGCAGAACATGGGTGGTGCCGGGTGGCACCTCAGGCACGGGCACGGCACCTCGTTGTCATTCGCATCGAACGACACCTGCGTGCAGTTCTGGCACTTCTCCACACGGCACTCAGGACACATGCGCACCCGTGGCGCGTCGACCGCGAGCATTGCGGCAAGTCGTTCGAACCCTGCTACTGCTTCGGCTGCGGTGAACCCGACGTTGGGGATGGGTGTGGTCATGACGGGTCCTTGGATTCGGTGAGCATCGTCTCGCGCGCAACTGTGGCGACGGCCAGGAGTGCGGCGGTCATGTCGTCCCAGGCGTCTTCGATGGTGGCAAGTTT